TAAATTTTGAAATCCCTAACTGGTTCAAGTGGACTGGGTGGGTTGTTTTATTTTTGGTTGTAATATTTAAAACTTGCGATCCGGAGCCTAAATTTGTAACTGTAAAAACTCCTGAAATAAAAAGACAGTTTGATGCAAAAAAACCTGATGCAAAACCAATACATGATACTTTTTATTTAAAAGGAAAAACAATAGTAAAAGTAAATCCACTAAACGCTGAACTCAAATACGAAAACAGTATTTTGATGGAGCAATTCAAAATTGTCGATTCAATTAACAAAGTTTTGCTTTACAAAAAAGCAATTGCAATAAGCACGTTCTCAACAAGTTTTAACGATGAATTTTTAGAGTTGAATATAGAAGGAATAGTTCGTGGAGAAGTTCAAGAAATTACACCAAACTATAAAATTAAATCACAAAAATTAAAGGTTCCAATAAAAATTAAACAACCTTATTTTAGTTTGAGAGCTGGTGCTGAAATTGGAAATAATAAAAATTTTGATGGATTTATTTATAAAGGAAATATTTTTATCAATAATTTTTCTGTTTCAATTGATAATCAAAAAAACTATTTTGTTGGATATTCAATTCCGATTTTGACGTTAAAAAAATAAACCACTCGAATTGAGTGGTTATTTTGTGTTAAAAACGCAAGAACTTGCGTATATCTACTAGTTATGCGTCAGCTTCGTTGGAATACTCAACATAATTAGGGTTGAAAATTCTACTTTGTTTTCCGCATTCATAAGTAATTATAAAGTTCCATAACTGATTACCATTATGAGGCTCGTTTTCTTCAATATTAGTTACTCTATTTACACCTACTGTAACTCTCATATAATCTTCTCCAGCTCCGTCTCTATCTTGGACAGAACCTACTTGTCTCCAGTTAAAATCTAATAATTTTACTTTTTTCATTTTATTTAGTGTTTAAATTAATAATTTTGCGTTTAAAAAGCCGAACGCATAACAGCAGTTACAAGAAATAGCAAATTAAGTGGTAACATCACATTTTCGTTTCGCATTGTAATTTATTTTAAGTTGAATAATTGTATTCACGAAGTTCGCAACCTCGCCAAGCCACATAACGCTGTGCTTCAGCTTGGTTGGAACGAATAAAAACATTTTATAAAATTTTGTTTTTATAGTTTTGCCAATTTAAAGCCGCTCCATCATTTTTATTTGCATTTAGCAATTCATTTGGCGTGTTACCTTTGTCGAACTTGTACTCGTGAAAAATATGGTTTGGTTTTATTTCTATTTCTCCAATAAATAAATATTCCTCGTCGTCGATTATTTCTAATGGAATTTCGATAGCACTCCCTATGATTAATAATTTACCGTCAATGGTTTTTCTAATAATCAATGCAGTTGTTTTTAGTTTCATGTGATTTTATTTAATTTTTTATTTGTTAAAAAACGATAAAGTTGCGTATATCTAGTAGTTAGCCACAATACTACGTGAACGGTAAACAAGGACTTTTTTTGTAATTAGAAAACCTCATTTGTTGTTTTTCGTAATATTCAATATCTATTTCAGAAGCAACAAATTCAAATCCAAATTTATCAGCAGAAATTCGATTGCTTCCGCCTCCAAGATGCGTATCTATTACTTTCATTCTATCAAATCCAAATGTTTGATAAATTATATCATATAACATTATTGGCTTATGACAAGGATGTATTCGCTTTTCATTTAGCTTTTTATTTCCTTGTGAGGTCATTGGCTCGGTTATGCTTTTTGCTTGTTGCATTCCAGCCCATAATAGATTAATTTCCATTTCATAATCTATTATACTGCAGTAAGCCATTTCATAAGGTTTGAAACTCATTCCTTCGGCTACTCCTTTATTCCATTTTATTCTGCCAGTTCCTAAACCTTCCCAATTCACATATTCAACTCCGAAAATTATTTGATGTTTAGAAATCCTTTTCAATTCATTAAAATACTCTTGTTTTGGTGTTTCTAAATCCCAATCTTTTGAAGTATAAATTTTCTTGTTTTTATTTGGATTTAGTTTCGCACCGTTTTTTTGTTTTACTGTTGTTTTAGTTTCTTTCAAGAAAGCCATATTTCCTAAATCAATCCCATAAGGAACATCGCAAACTGCTAAATCAAAATAGTTATTTGGATAACGTGCCATTGTTTGCGTACAATCTTCTAAATAAACCGTACTGTGGCTAACATCCGTTTGCAAAAATGGCGGGTAATATTTTAAATTCACGTTTAGCTCTCGCATCATATTTATTTTTAAGTTAGAAAGTTTATCGTTACGAACTCCGCAACGACGAGCAAGCGAGAGGAACGTTAGCGGTAATGCTAATCCAGAAATCCGAATAACCAAATTGGGCAAAGCATTAGCCAGTATAAAAACCTTTCTTGTAAAGAAACAGCTAAATTATCTTTACCTATTTTTTTGCAGTCATTCCTCCAAACAAGGTATAGTGGTATAAAAATCACAATTTGCAACAATATACTTATCAATATTTTATTCATTCTATTTAGTTTTGTGAGAAACCCAGCCACTAACAGCAAATAGGCAATGTGGCGGAGTTCTCGAGTTAATATTAAGTTCAGTTTTTCAATTCAAGTTTAGTGCTTGCAGAAAGTTCAGTGTTCCAAAATCCGCCACATCGCCTATCTGCCAAACGTTAGCGGTCAGGCTGTGCGACACCTGCGACATTTTGCAACCGATATACTTTACAAGGATAAGTTTTAGATTTTCCAGCAGCCATAAAATCTGCACCGCACTCAAAAACATTTCCGTTTTTATCTACCCAAATCCATTGTTCCGCACGTCTTGTCTTGTTTGGTAAAATTCTTGGAACTCTATTTACCCAATCCTGTTTGCTTTCTAATTCAAAAAGCAATTCTCCGTTTACTTCAATTTTTTGCATTTTTATATTATTTATTTTTTTAGACTTCTAAAAGCGGAGAAGCCCGAACCGCTAAAACTCGTTTGCACGCATTGCTGGTCTTGTGGTTCAATCATATTTTTATTTCGCATTATATTTATTTTAAGTTAGAAAGTTTATCGTTACGAAGTTCACAATTTCGCAAAGCCGAGACCCGTTATTTAATAAACTTAAACGCATATTGAAAACCTTCATTAGTAAAACTTTCGTCAAAGTCTTCGCCAATATCTAAAATTAATTGTATGCCGTATGAATTACGGTGTTTTAAGCACTTAATTTGATTTTGATAAGTGATTACTTGTCTAGAAGTGTTTGCTGCTTTAGCTAACTTTTCGTGCGATCCGTACTTTACTAATAATAAGTCTAAAAATGTCATCTCTTTTATTTTTACCAAAGATAATAATAATTTTCAATTAAGCAAATAAATAATACTAATAAATATATTTTTAATTATTTTGCATTAAAAGTTTGCGTATTGTAATAAAAGTTGTATTTTTGTCAAAACAAATAAATATTAATATTATGGAAAATCATCATTTAGACTTTATGTCGCCAGCAAACGAAACGCCTCGAGTAAAAAACTTTGACGACGTCTTCGCAGAATTAAACAGAGAGGACGCTCTTATAATAGAGGAGCATATAAACAACCTGCCGAAAGAGGCTTTTAACTTTAAAAATTGTTTAGCGTTTGTTAAAACCAAAATATTAAACGATTTAACAGAGGGGAATTACACGATAGAAAGAAATAGCAATTCATCGGTTTCTTTAAATTTTGATGGCATTAATTTACACTTTTTTACTTTTATGGGTGCTTTATCAAATTCAGATTTATCTATAAACGGAACCGATGTACAAAAGGCAGTTTTTAAAGCTAAAACCTTTGCAGACGAAAAATCACAAATTCAAAACGAAATTGATTTATTAACCGCTAAAATGAAAGCTTTATGAAGATAGAATTAATAAATGGTAGATGGCTTGTAAACGGCAAGCCATATGCTGAATTAAGCCCGAACGAAATTCATATTTTAGACAACTTTTTTGAAAATTATAAAAACAAATGATCATGGGAATTAACAGACAACAAAGAGAAGTGCAAACGGAATGGGATTTGCATCAGGACACGGATTTAGTGCCGTTGGAATTTACAGAAGAAAACAAGCCTGAATTATTTGGAATTGAACCAAATAAAGCACAAGAAATGGTTTCGGGATTGAGTACTACAATAGCAGAAAGACAAGTTTTAAAAGACGCTTATATTGATGTGATTCAATTAGAAATCAACGCTGAAAATTTACCAACTTTTAAAGAATTGCGGTTAAAGTTTGTAAAAATTAGAACTTCAATTGAAAAGTGGCATAAATCAAACAAAGCATTCTATTTGGCTGGTGGTCGTTTTGTCGATGCAATTAAAAACAAAGAAATTGCAGAAACGGAGGAAATTGAATATAAACTTTTAGAAGCTGAAAAATTCTTTGAGCATCAAGAAAAAGCAAAAGCAAAGGAATTAAACGATTTGCGTATTTCTAAAATTTCGCCTTGGGTCGAAAATGCAGAACAAATGGATTTTAAAGAGTTTTCGGATGAAGATTTTGACGACTTCGTGTTTGGAAAAAAAATGAAGCACGAGCAACGAATTGAAGCCGAACGCTTGGCAGAAGAGCAAAGAATTGAAGAAGCAAAAGCCGAAGCCGACAGATTGGAGGCTCAACGCCTTGAAAATGTAAAACTAAAAGCCGAAGCAGACGCAACCGCAAAGAAAATCGAATCCGAAAGATTAGAACGTGAAAGACTAGATAAAATTGAAAGCGATAAATTAGTGGCAGAACGAGCTGAACAAGCCAAAGCACAAGCGTTAAAAGATGCTGAAACTAATCGACTTTTAAAAGAAGCATCGGACGCTAGAGCAAAAGTAGAAGCGGAATTACAAGCTAAAAAAGATGCTGAATTAAAAGCAGAAAACTCACGTATTGCAAAAATCGAATCTGACAAATTGGAAGCTGATAAATTAGCAAAAGCGCCCGTTAAAAATCAGTTGACAAATTGGGTTAATCAATTTGAAATACCTGCAACAACTTCAAAGCATTTGACAAGTATTGAAATAGTTGCTAAATTTGAGGCTTTTAAAAAGTGGGCAAAATTAGAAATTGAAAAACTTTAGTATTATGAAAAATTTAGCAACAGCATTAGTAAAGGCTCAAATGGAAATGGTAACTCCTAAAAAAACAGCCTTAAATCCATTCTTTAAAAATAAATATGCGGACTTAAACAGTATTTTAGAAGTGGTGCTTCCCGCATTCAATAATAATGGAATTGTAGTTTTGCAACCTACCACAACGGTTGAGGGTAAGAACTATGTTAGAACGATTTTAATGCATGAATCAGGCGAGCAAATAGAATCTTTGACCGAGATTATATTTTCAAAACAAAACGACGCGCAAAGTCAAGGAAGTGGCATAAGCTACGCTAGACGTTACGGGCTGCAAAGTTTTGTTTCGGTTGGAAGTGCAGACGACGATGGACAAAAGGCAGTTGAACCACCAAAGGCGTTAAATGCAGAGCAAAAGCAAAATGAAAAAGATTTACTTAACTGCAAAGATTTAGAAGCATTAGGTGCAATGTGGAAGGCTTTTAATGCCTACGAACAAAAAAGAACAGAAGCGCTAAAAAATGAATTAAAATTAAAATTAACCAATGGAAAATAATTTAGAAATTAACCAAGTAACTAAATCGGGGTTTAAGTTGTTAAAAAAAATTGATTCTTTGGATGAGTTTTGGCAAGTAATAAATTCTGATATTTCTATGTTTGCAAGGAATAGAATGTATCCAACAGCGTTTTTTTACAGCTGGCAGATAAAACTAATAAAAGAATGGATTGACAAAGGCTGGTTTTTTAGAGCCGTTAAAAAACGAATTAAAATTAAAATTAACCAATAAATAGAATTATTATGAGTGCATTAATTAATTTAGGAATTAAAGGAAAAGATGGAAAGTACAAGCAGTACACAATTTCAATTTCAGACGATGCAAACGATTACGGTCAAAATGTATCAATGTATCTATCTCAAACCAAAGAGCAGCGAGAAGCCAAAGAAAAGCGTACTTATGTGGCAAATGGGCAAGTGATTTGGACGGACGGAAATATAGTTGCACCTCCCAGAAAAGAGCAAGTATCACAAGCGGAATCAGATTTGGCAGACGATTTGCCTTTCTAAAAAACTAATCAAACCCGCTATTCATTTAGCGGGTTAATTTAAAAACTTAAAAAAATGAAAATTATAAAAGGAAATTGGTATGAGTGTGTAAATTCAGATGGTTGGAATGGAAATTTTATTTTAGGAGATAAATATTTTTCAAATAAAAACGGGCAATTAATTGGAGAAAATAGTCTTTGCGATACTGTATGGGGATACACAAACGATTTCAAAATAAAAAAAAACACCCCCGCACACTACGACAATATCAATGGTTCGCTTTACAAATTTTGCGAGGATCAAAAGCTAAACAGCTACGAATTTGACCTTATAAAAAGGATTATGCGATGTCGAAAAAAGGGGCAGTTTGAATCGGATTTACAAAGCACAAAAGAATTAATTGACCTTTATTTAAAAGAATGTGAAATACACAAAAACTCAGAAAAGGAACATTGAAGGTTTTGCAAGTTTGGCCGAATACAAAGAATTTATTGCAAAAAAATACAAATTAGGTAACAGAGAATTTAAAGTAATTGACGGGTTTATAGTCATAAAATCAATAATATGAACACAATAAACAACACACAAGTAGATTGCACTATTCTTACAATTCAAGAAATTCAAGAACTAGCAACAGGATTGCAGATTTGGAAAAACGAAAGATCATTGATTAGAAGTAATATGGAATGTTATTTTCAAAAATTTGAATCCGATATGGATTTTTACATAAGATCTAAATCAAAAACAAAAACGGTTGTAACTTTTGATGAATTTTTAAAACTAAAGGAATTATGAATCCAAAGAAAAAACACAAACTAATGCATCAGCTAGTTTGCATTAAAATGATTGAACTAGAGATTTATAATCAATTAAAACTAACGTCCCATCAGATGCTGCAACAGGTAAAGTTTTGCGAAGAGTTCATAGATAGCATAGCCGACACTTTAACCGTTCAAAAAACAACGTATTTTAACGATATGGTCAAAAAGATTGAAACAATTATTAGAAAAGATTTTAACGATACAATGTAATAATTCACTATCTTTGTTTTTTCATAATTAAATTTTTTTGTTTTTAAAGTTAGGAAGCCAGTCAGAAATGATTGGCTTTTTTTGTTTTAAAACTTTAACAATGCATTAACATTTTGGAACACTTTTGTTCCGTATTTTTGTACCAGAGTTAAGGAAGTGATTTACACGGCAAACTTAAAAACTTAGAAATTATGGAAACTCAATTAGCAAAAAACTGGAGCAAATTATCAAAAAGTGAAAAATTAGAAATCATTGAAACAGGTATAGAAATGTGCGATACATCAGAAGGTTTTTTAATGTTAAGACTTTGGAGTAAAGATAACTCAATCACTGCACACGTTCAAAATAAACTAGACAATCATCTTTGCGAAGAATCAGTATCACAAAGCGCTTTAGTTTCTTTGTTTGGAGAAAATTACAACTTTCAAGAAGAGGATGCAGAAGTTATTTTAACTTGGATGGAAAATCAAATATAACTAAAAACAACCGGGGTTTAAAAACCCCTTAAAACCCGCATAAAATGACCCCTAACGAAAAAATAAACAACCTGACCGCTACATTAGGAATGTCAGGTAAACGTGCTGCAAAAGTCATTGGAATGCCTTACGGGCAGTTTAGAAAGCGAAAATGCAAAACACGATTAGAAGTTTTTAGCGAAGAAAATTATTTAACATTATTAAAATTTACGAAAGATGCGAACGATAAAATTTAAAGGATTAAGAGTTGATGGTCAAGGGTGGGCTTATGGTTGGGTTACGCCACTTTACAATGATGGGTATAAAGGCACTTGCAATAGAGTTTGTATTAAATCAGGTATTGTTGAAGTTGTTGAAGTAATCCCCGAATCAGTAGGTCAATTCACAGGTAAACTTACAAGCGATAAGCTGGAAATTTACGAGGGCGATTTGATTTTGAAATGGAATAACGGTATTACAGAAGAGGTAATTTGGAAAGAAAGTGATTTGTCTTGGTATTTTGGACTTAAACGGCTTTGTAATTTGGATTTTTTAGACAAAATAAAAGGAAACATACACGATAAGTAAAAACTATTTATTATATTTGCAGTTGAATACTTGGTAGAGCACTTATTCAATTTAAGAAATTTTTAAAAAGCCTTACAGTGCGGAACTCTACTTCCAATCTGTAGGGCATTTTTTATACAATAAAGTTATGGCAAAAGATAAAAAATCATTTATTTTATATGCTGACCAGCTAGAGCACTTCGAGGATTTAACAGATGAAGAAGCAGGACAACTAATTAAACACGTTTTTCGTTACGTTAACGACAAAAACCCAGAAGCACCAAATAGAATTATACAAGTAGCTTTTAATCCCGTAAAACAGCAATTAAAAAGGGATTTAAAAACTTATGAATGTACTAAAGATGAGCGAAGTAAAGCGGGTATTTTAGGTAATTTAAAAAAGTATAATTTAGATTTATTTGAGAAAGTTGTTGCCGAAAAATTAACTATTGATGAAGCGCAAAGCATCGCAAAAACTCGCAAAGCATCGCAAAGCGATAAAGTTGTCGCAAATCTCGCTGTTAATGTAAATGTAAATGATAATGTAAATGATATTTTTTTTAAAAAAGAAACAAAAGAGATTTTAACAATTCCAGAAAATTTAAAATCAATTTGGGATTTATGGTTAGAATACAGAAAAGCAAAAAAAATAAAAAATTACGCTGGCGCAAAATTTGAGAAAATGGCAATTGACAAATTAATTAAATTTTCCGACGGCAACCCAATAACAGCAAAAAAAATAATAGACGAATCCATTACAAACTCTTGGACGGGATTTTTTGAATTAAAAAACTTAAATAATAATAATCAAATAAAAGACCAAAACAATGAAACAGTTAGACAAATGTCAACAGCAGTTAGAAATCACAACCCGAGCATTAATTATTAAAAATGCGGTCTTAATTTCTTTTGAAAGAACACAAACAAACCCTTTTAGAATTGATACAATGGTTGAAGATCTAATTTCTGAATTTCCAAGATTAAAAGACGAAGATTTAATTCAAGCAATTAGAAGCGGTGGACTTGGTAAATACGGCAGAACTTATAAACTTTGCACTCAAGAAGTTTGTATTTGGATTCGACAATTTTTAAAAGAAAAGAATCATAAAAATATCCAGATATGAGTTGGCAAGAACAAACCGCATTAAGGCGTATATTCAACGTTTTTAAACGAAGTAAGGTAAACATCTACCCAGAAGATATAAACGCCTTAAAAACGATTAATGAAAGCCTAGAAGCCTATCAAAAGAAATTTGTAAACGATAACAAACTATTCGCAAAACTTTTATCTTTACAAATAACGCAAAATGTAAGACATTACGGAAGTATTGAAACGGCTTTAGTAGCGTTAAAAGACGACCTTAAAAACCCGCTAGAGTATAACATTATATTTTTGCAACAAGAGTTAAACCAGAGGGCTGTAAATGATTATTTAGAGCAAAATAAAACGATAATACCAGAAACCCAAAATGAATTTACAAAAAAACTTTTAGAAAGTTGGAGTTTAGAAAATGTTGAAAAATCTTTCTACAATACCGCAAACGAAATAATTAAAAACATTGACTTTTACAAGTAAAATTATGGAAAAACTAAACTTTGACGAACTAGACAAAACAATAAATGCCCAGCCGTTAATTAATTTTGCAGACATTTACAAAGAAGCATTGATTGACCCAAGCGAAGAAATTAAACAACAACCGATAGCCATTAGCATTGGAGAAAGTCAATACAAAGGAAATTATTATCCGATACCTTTTGGAAGTTACGGAGATTTCTCTTGCATTGTTGGCGCATCAAAATCCAGAAAGACGTTTTTTAAATCAATGATTGAAGCGGGTTATATTGGCGGTACTGCATCGGTATTTAATCCTGGAATAAAAGGTCATAATACAGAAAATAAATTTGTAATTTCTTTTGATACCGAACAAAGTAATTTTCACACTCAAAGAGTGCAAAGGCGGGTTTTAGAATTAATTGGTGGTAACTATGAATTTTACAAAACCTTTTGTTTGCGTAAATATTCGCCAAAAGAAAGATTTGATTTTATTGATTGGATTGTATTTGAGAGTGATTTTAAAGACAAAATTGGATTAATGAGTATTGATGGATTTGTTGATCTAGTAACTGATTTTAACAGCCTTGAACAAGCAACAGGATTAACGCAAAAGCTACTTGAATGGACTTCAAAAGGAAACCTTCATTGTACGGGCATACTTCATAAAAACTTTGGCACGTCAAAGCCAGTTGGGCATATTGGTTCATCTATATTGAAAAAAGCAGAAACTGTTGTTTTTGTAGAAAAAGACGAAAATAATACAATAGTAAAATGTGAGTATTCCAGAAATCAACCTTTTGAACCAATTACATTTTATGTTGACGATAACGACTGGTTGCCGAAAAGCACAAACGACTGGATGTAAAATAAAAACAACTTAAATTAAAAATTATGAAAACAGAAAATTTATTTAAAGGATTTGCATATCCAAAGACCAATTTGCAAGAAGTTTTACTAACTTTGATACTTCAGGGCAATGTTACTTTATTTGACTTTCCCGTAATGGCAGGGTTCAGAACCAGAGTATCTAATTTAGTTTTAGATTACGGTTTACATTTAGAAACCACAAAGGCGCAAAGATGCAATAAGTTTGGAAATAGCTATACTTATCACATTCACAAATTACCAGCGGACCAAAAAGACAAAGCAATTGCGATTTACAATAAAATGGTAAAGAGATGAACGAAATAGAAAAGTTAAACAGATACGTAAATCAGTATTACAACTGCAATTTACAGGACGGTGCTGAATTATCAATGTTAATTCAAAAGATAACAGGCTTACTCTATTATCTGGAATCAGTAAGGGCGGACGTACACAATCATTATGAAGTTATGGTATTTGACTTAGTAAAGCAAAAATTCACCGTTTCTAGAGCCGTAAACGAAGCTAATGTATGTTTCCCTCAAATGTATCAATTAAGACGTGTTATGGATTCAGGTTACAAAATTTGTGATGCAATCAGAACAAATATAAGTTTTTTAAAAAGTGAAATGTCCCACAGTAAACAACAAGGATAATGAAAGAAAAAACTTGTAAAGTTTGCAAAGTGAAATTTCAGCCTAAACAATTTGCGCAAAACGTTTGTGATTATAAGTGCGCAATTATCCATGCTAAAAACCTTAAAGACAAAAAAGATGCTGATAAATGGAAAGCCGATAAAGCCGTTTTAAAGGACAAATTAAAAACTTTAGGACAATATGAAGCAGAAGCAAAGATTGTGTTCCAGAAGTGGATTAGATTAAGGGATTTAGGAAAGCCGTGCATAAGTTGCGGAAAAGTTACTGATGAAATGGATGCTGGGCATTTTAAAAAAGCAGAAATTTATTCAGGAGTAATTTTTAATGAAAAAAATTGTCATTCACAATGTCGAAAATGCAACCGATTTCAAAACGGCAACGAATTGAATTATCGCTTAGGATTAATTGAAAGATATGGATTAGATTTTGCAAACGATATTGAACAACTAGCAAACAATACCAGACAGTTTAAATTTACCAAAGATCAACTTATTGCAAAAAAAATGCAATATGATTTAAAATATAAAGAAGATAGCAAAAAATGAAACCAAAAAAGCCAACTATTGATCAGCTTGAAAAGGAAAAGCAATCCACAACTCCCGAACGTCGAAAAGAAATACAGGCCTACCTAGATTGGATTTATTGAGAAATTAAACTTTAACAAACTTTAACACTTCCAAAGTATTGAAAATGTAAATACATTTTGTAGATTTGTATCAGCAATAAAGCTAAATCAAAAATATAGGAATTATGACAACTAAATTTAAAATTATTAGAATGGTTTACGGACAAGAAATGAATAATGCAAACGGCAAAACTTACAAAACTAAAGAAGATGCTACAAATGCAGGAAACTCTTGGGTAAATGATTGTACCGTTCACGCAGAAATCAGAAAGGGACGTTATTTTGATGTTATAGAATCATAATGAGCAAGCAACCAACAGAAAAGCATTTAGCGACATTTCGACTTTCAAAAGATTGTCGGGAGAAGCTTAAACAATTAGCAGAACAACAAAAAATATCACAAGCAACCATTATTCAAAATTTAGTTAAAAAAGAAAATTTATGAAAATATCAGAATTACCACCAATCCAAAAGCGCAAAGCGTTGGAGTATCAAAAAAATGCAAATTCTTGCTGGGATAAAAAAACAGATGATTTAAGCCAAGCATTTGATTGGAAAAACACACAAAAAGGTTTTAATTATTGGCAAAAATTAGAGAACGAGACAAGTGTAATTTCTCAAATAAAAGCAGAAGAAAAACGGCACGAAAAGATAGCTGCAATTTGTATAGTATTAATCGCTATCTTTGCAATAGCAGGATATTTAATTTTTATGT